AACTTTGAGTTCGATGGACTATCGTATATAGATTTTCATGCCAACTCAAATGGCTTTCTAACATTGGGCAATCCCTACACCCCAGCGCCATCCCTTTCATATGTACGTACTGCTTTATATGAGAATAACACAAATATAATTCTGGCACCATGGTGGCAAGATCTGATGGTAGACAGTTCCCCAGCTGGACAAGCTATAAAGTATGAAACATTTGGAGTTACTCCCGATCGATATACTGTTGTGGAGTGGACACTTGAGACACTTGATCTAACACAGGATACCGCTAGTTTTCAAGTTGTTCTATACGAAACTTCAAATAAAATACAATTTAGGTACGGAACAGATTATTATTCATCTGCTGGGATGCATACAATAGGTTTAAAAGGTGATACAACTGTCCTCGGCAGTTTTCTTCATCAATATAGTTATCGTACTCATGATAGCGGAACTCTATCTTCTAGTCCGGCCAGCGACTGGCCTGGAAATTCGACAACTTCCCCACACGGCACACCATTTTATTATGAATTCATTAGTGGTTCAGCATAAAAACAATTATCCAGACCGAGCACCACACTAGCAGGGTTTTTTGGTATTTGAACAACTATTTACTATGAAGTACAACTGCTACTAGGAGAATATTAGATGAGCGCAAAGAAATTCAAATTCGTATCCCCGGGCATCTTCCTGAATGAGATAGACCAATCACAGCTTCCAGCTGAACCAAGAGAGATTGGACCCATGGTGATTGGACGTACCCAACGCGGGCCTGCGATGAGACCGGTACAGGTTGATTCATTTGCAGATTTTGTAGCCCTCTTTGGTGAACCACATCCAGGTGGAGCCACCGCTGACGTTTGGCGGGATGGAGGCAATCAAGCCCCAACTTATGCCGCATATGCAGCGCAAGCATGGTTGAAAAACTCTTCCACTCTTAATGTCGTTCGTTTGTTGGGTACAGAAAACGCAAATAAATCTGCCGGCGGTGATGCCGGCTGGAAAACATCCGGCTCGATTGGAACAAACTTGTCCGATGGTGGAGCTTATGGTCTGTGGATATTCCCAGGTGAACTATCAGGTTCATCAGCTATTTCCGCAACAGGTTCATTAGCCGCTGTATGGTATTTAGAATCAGGTTCGGTTGGTCTGGTTGGAACAGATGTCAACAACGTCGCTGTTACTGATGGAAAAGCAAAGTTTGTACAATCAGATGCATCAGGCAACTTTACTGTCAAGATTTTAGCTAGTGGTACTACATATGAGAACGTTAAGTTCAATATGGATACAACCAATTCTAACTTTATTCGTAAAGTATTTAACACTAATCCAACATTAACAAATGCAGATATTACTGATTCACCAAAGAATTATTGGTTAGGTGAAACATACGAAAATGATTTTGATGCAAACATCTCGTCTTCCGGTGTAGCTACTGCTCTTGCCGGTGATTACGTTGGTATCATTTTGGGAATAGCTTCAGGTAGTCAACATAGTAATCGTCAGATTCCTTTTGAGAATAGTACTGGAACACGAAATAATCCCGCCACTGGCTGGTTTATTCCACAAAACTTAAACGACACAGCCAGTTATAGTCCTTCGACAGCTGATAAACTTTTCAGGGTTCATGCACTGGATCACGGTGAGTGGGCACAGAGAAACCTTAAGATCTCAATAACTAATCTCAAGTATTCATATGATGAACACAACAAATATGGTACTTTTGATGTACTGGTCCGTGACATCGAAGATACAGATAAAAACCCAGTTGTCTTAGAAAGATACTCTGGCTGTAATCTGAACAAATCTTCAGAAGATTTTGTAGGCCGCCGAATTGGTAACGCTCATGTAGAATATAGCGCAGCGGAAAAACGACTCATTGAAAAGGGCGAACACCCCAACAACTCTAAATATATCAGAGTCGAAATGGGTACGAACTATGCTGCTAATGCTGAATATCTACCCTTCGGCGTATTTGGTCCCCCGGTCTATAAGAGTTTTACTTTTAAAAGCTCTTCCTTTGGAGATCAATGGGTGGAAGGTACTGGCGTCGGTTGCGGCGGCGGCGCAGGTAGTTTACGAATAACCTCGTCAGCCAGCGACAGGATCTCAGGTTATAACCACACTGGAAGCTCATATGAGTTTATTCAGTCAAAAGTAGCATTGAGAACCAATGCTTCTGACGGCACCCCTTCTAATGTGACTGATTCCTATTTTGGAGCATGGACCAATATTGGTACTGGAGATACTTTTAACAAGAGTGTTCTCGATCATGTCTCAGTACTGGGGGCTACAACGACTCAACTTGTTGCTGGTGATGATACAGAATATTCATGGATCTTCTCTTTAGATAATGTTTCTTCTAGTGCGACAGATTATATTTATGTTTCTGGCAGCCACGTACTCGGAAACTCTGTTACAGCAGTTTCTGGAACTTATAAGGATCTTATCGATGTCGACGTTGATTCTTTTACTACATTAATGCACGGCGGTTCAGACGGTATTGACATTACAGAAAAACAACCTTTCCGTAACGGACTATTAGCCACCAAAAGCGCGACAACTCACTATGCCTTTAACTCTATACAAGAGTCAATCGATTTGGTAAGAGATCCAGAAGTAGCAGAACACAATCTTGTTACAGTCCCGGGAATGTATCATGAGGGTCTAACTAGCTACTTGATTGATATGGCAGATTCACGCGGAGACACATTGGCAATTGTTGATCTAGACGGTGACTTTGTTCCTGAATATGAGAATTCCACTGGGAAACCAACTTATAGATCTTCTGTTTCTGAAGTTGTTTCAAACAAGAAAGATAGGGGTTTAAATAGCAGCTATGGCTGTGCTTATTACCCATGGGTTCAAGTACGAGATACTCTGCAAGGCAGCTTTGTTTATATGCCGCCTTCAGTTGTCGCACTTGGTGCAATGTCACACACTGACAGAGTTCGAGCCCCTTGGTTCGCACCAGCCGGCTTCAATCGTGGCGGATTGTCAAGTGGTGCCGCAGGATTGCCAGTTGTCAACGTTACACAAAAACTAACTTCCAAAGATAGGGATAAGCTTTATGATGTTAATATCAATCCAATCGCTACATTCCCGAATGAGGGTATTGTAATCTTCGGTCAAAAGACTTTGCAGGTTACAAGATCGGCACTGGATAGGATTAACGTTCGTCGGCTGCTTCTTTATGTAAAGAAAGGCATTTCGACACTTGCGACAGACGTATTGTTTGAGCCAAACGTTCAAGAAACTTGGGATCGATTTATTAATCGTGCAGAACCTTTCTTGAGCGATGTTAAATCTAGATTTGGACTGACTGAATATAAACTGATTTTGGACAAGACCACAACAACACCTGATTTGATTGATCAGAATGTTATGTATGCAAAGGTTTTTCTAAAACCAGCGCGAGCAATCGAGTTCATCGCAGTCGATTTTATTATTACCAACACCGGAGCGTCCTTCGAGGACTAAACTAGGAGAAAAACACAATGGGTAAAAAAGCAACACCCCTACCACAATGGCAATCGCCAAACATCGAGCCGAAAAGAAAGTTTAAGTTTCTTTTGACTTTTGGAGATATCCCAGCTTGGGTAATCAAAACAGCGGGACGTCCCTCTGTATCTGTTTCCGAAGGTGGAAAGCATCACTTCTTATCTCATGAATTTAAATTTCCTGGTAGAGTTACATGGAATACAATTGATGTCACCTTGGTTGATCCGATTGATCCTGATGTTGCACCAGTGTTGTTTAAGATCATTGAAGATGCCGGTTATGTTCTTCCTTCTAATTGGAATGAAGATAATGAAGGTTGGAAAACCAGTATGTCCAAACTTAATTCTATCGGTGCTCTCAAGGGCAACGTCGCTATTAAGACGCTCGATTCGAATGGAAAAGAAGTTGAAAAATGGACTCTTCATAATGCTTGGGTCAAAGACGTTGATTATTCCGATGTAAGTTACGAAGATGAAGGACTGATGGAAATCAAGGTTACATTTGTTTTTGATTATGCAGACCTAGAAACTTTCACAAATGACTAATTATCCTTGTGATGCCAACTTATACTGATCAGCGCAGAATAGAAAAATCCGTACAACAAGCTTATAGATTTTATTTAAAGATAGATGGGTTGTACAGTGCCTATATTGTTAATGTCGCCAGACCTTCTTATTCAATCGGAACAAAAGAATATAAACTCTTAAATCATTATATTAAACACCCGATTGATATTAAATGGAATGATGTTTCCTTTTCAATCCGAGAGATCTTCTCGCAAGATATCCCAAACTCAGTAGGTGGAATACTTATGTCAAAACTGACAGACTCTGCTTATGACCCTCCAAACAAGGTTTCAAGAAATAACTTAAAAGATTTGAGCAAATCTGTTCTAATGAATGCATTGGGTGCTAACGTTGAGATCCAGATGCTGACCCCAGAGGGCGAAGTATATGAAAGCTGGAAGCTACAAGGGGCATTCATAAAAGACGTTAAGTTTAGTCAGTTAGATTATTCTTCTGATGCCTTAACAAACATCGATGTTACGCTGTCATATGACTGGGCGGAACTGACTTTTAATCCTAAGAGGTAATAATGAGAGATAATGTGAAACACCTTGCGCCCCAAACGGGTGTGCAGGCTAGTGTTTATTCAAGGCCAACGGACTTTGTAAAACTTCCGTCAAAGGGTAGATTCTATCCAAGTGATCATCCGTTTAACGGAGAAGAAGAAGTCGAAGTCGGCTTTATGACAACAAAAGAAGAGGATATATTAGTTTCTCCTTCCCTTAATGAAAAAGGTATTGTCTTTGATAGATTGTTAGAAAGCATCTTGGTTAAGCAAGTTAAAGCTCAGACTCTCCTATTGGGAGACAAGAATGCTATTCTTATTAACGCTAGAAAAAATGCTTACGGTTCGAACTACGATATCGTTGTCACTTGTCCTAAATGTTTTAAAGAAGCAGAAAAGACAATCGATTTAGACGAGGTTGAACCAAAAGAGCTAGCTTCCACTGGAATTGAGTTCACAGAGCAAGGTACTTTCGTTTTGGAGCTTCCCAGAACAAAAGCGGTTATCGAACTAAAACTGCTAACCAGTACAGACGAAGAAGAGATTACTAAGAAGGCAGAGCAAAAAGCAAAGCACAACCTACCTGAAACATTGGCCACTGATCGACTGCGACAAATGATTGTATCTGTTAATGGCGATGCTAATATGATGAGTGTTAATGAATTAATCTCTAAAATGCCAATTGCTGATTCAAGGTACCTTAAAAAGAAGTACTTAGAAGCAGTACCAGATGTCGACTTCACTTATACTCATGAGTGTGAAGTGTGTGAACATGTCAGCGAAGGAGGTGTGCCCCTTCTGGGCACGTTTTTTTGGCCTGACGAGTGAGTATATTGATGGTGTATACGAAACCATCTTTCAAATGAAAATGCATGGACGTTGGAACTTTCACGAGATTTACGGTCTTCCCGTAAAGCTAAGGAACTGGTTCGCTCAAAGATTGGTAAAACATTTCGAAGATCAATCAGAAAACAACCAATGAAACTATTTATTTAGTGAGAGGACCATTGTATGTCATTTTATGAAGCATCCAAATTAGCCAGAGAAGGTAAGTTCGATGCTGCCAAAGAAGCAGCAGATAAACTTACCGGGAAAGAAAGAACAGAAGCTCGTGCGCTGGTCGCAAAATTTAAGAGTTTATCAAACAAAACAAACGAAACATCAGCCCTGGGTGATGCCTTTGCGAAGTCTGCCAAAGGTGTGACCGGATATATTGGTGCAATGATTACTACACTAGATACAATGAATGTGTCTTTAGGTAAAAGTAATGCTGCATTTTTGCAAAATCAAAAGGCACTAGA